CGCCGACTGTAACTTCACTATCAGGAGTTATTCGACCGATCCGTCTGCTGCGATCCGCGAGCTTATGCGTACCGTTCAGCATGTTCAGAGAGTAACATTTGCCTTGCGTTCGTGGCAGGAAGGAAGAGTCACTTTTACTAGGTGCACACATTCGAATGAGATGGGCAAGTATGTGATCACTTATAGTGATTCATCGGACGATGATGCGTACGTCTGCGCGATCATGCTGTCAGAGCACAGTGAAAACACTGTAGAAATCGTCCCGGGAGAGAAGCCTGCCCTTGCCCTTGAAGCCGAAGCAATTCTACGTGATAAAGGTTACACGATTCATATGGTCGAGGAAAATGAAGACAGGAGCTGCCAGAATGGCTACACTGAGTGATTTTACTCTCCGGCGCAGAATCGATTGGGGTGAACTCATTTCCGACTGGCGCAAACCATTGTCTATTCAGCCAGCGTCGGTAGAAGTACGGCTAGACGAGAACATTATCACCTACCGCCACGGTGATGAGAATGTCACCATTGGCGAGAACGGTTACGAATTGTTGCCGGGTGAGTTTATTCTCGCGTCCACCCAGGAAAAAGTAAGTGTGCCTGTCGACCTAGTCGCCAGGGTGGAAGGCAAGTCATCGTGGGCGCGCCGCGGAATTCTTGTCCACGTGTCTGCAGGGTACATTGATCCGGGATTCCAGGGAAACGTGACTCTGGAGATCACCAACCTGCACTCCAGTAAGCCCGCACGTCTTTTCCCTGGGGATAGGATTGCACAGATTGCTTTCGAGGACTTGGACAGGCCGGCCAGTATGCCGTACGGCACCAATGGTCTCGGATCGCATTATCAAGGGCAGGCTGGTGTCACAGTATCGGCCATGGAGGTAGAATAATGAGTAAGATTGATCGGCGGGGAATTGCGTTGACGATTGTCAAGGAATTGCGGGGCATGCTCTCGACGCCTCGCATTTTCGACCGCATGGGAGTTACCGTCATTGACTCCTCATCGGGTAAGGTCGAGATCACCGATGACGGCGTCGTGGTGACGACGAAGCGCGGCGTCTCAGCGGGATGGACCCACGAGGAATCTTGCAGTCCAGAGCACTCTGCGATGCGCTGCAACTTGCTTTTGCGGAGCGTCTCATGACAGCGAATAACCCAATGCTGGAGATTGAGCACGAGATTAGCTTCGCGCAATTGTGGCTTCCGAAGCCCGACGTGTGTGATATTGACGAGTCGCGCATGACTGCCCATTTGGAATGGTGTAATCCCTACAATGGTGCCGTAATTGACGTCGTCGTAGAAAACACTGACGACGGTGCTATCAGTAAATGGATCATTTACGGTTGGCCGCTGAGCATTGTGGGCAATAGTCATAAGACAAGCGGCCAGAACACCTCTAATCTTGCGCGTCGTCTAGCGCAACGATGGGACGATGCAGAATATAATGCTATTGCCGTCCGCCGATTCCGTGAGATTGACAGCACGATTCATTCGATCCTGAATTCGCAGTCGATCACCGTTCAGGATGATGCGCGTTCTGATCTTATGGGCGTATTGGATGATATTGCTCGCGAGCACGGAGGAGACTATCAGCGCTTGGGACTATAGTCTCTTGCGTCACAAAACATTCCCCCTCACCGCAGAAATCGCGGTGAGGGGGAATGTTTCACGTGAAACGTCAGGCGCCCGGCTGCGGCGATGGGGCCGCCTTCGCCTCCAACGCGGCAACACGCTCCGCCAAGCCGAGGTAGCCGCCATGCCAAGCGACCACGCGCTCCATGATCCAATCCGACGGAGGATTCTGATAAGGATTCTTCTCGGGCACCCACTGGCCGCCCTCACCCTGCACTAGTTCACCGTCGGTCACATACAAATGTGACACGCCGAATGATGCGGCACGGTCAATGACCTGTCGGAAATTCTCTTTCGTAACCCCGTGAATTACGTGCCACCATTTGGTGGAAGGCTGAGCCCGCATCACATCATTCGCGATCGGGTTATTCGGGTCGTCTGTCAAGTACTTGGCGGCAGTATTCTCAAAACTCATGCACACGTCGAAATCAAGCGCGCACACGGCCTCAGTAATGTTGCTGCCGGGATTGATGGCGATTGTGAAATTCTTGCCGTAGGTGCGTCGAATTTCGCCGATGAGGTCACCGTACCAACCGACACGACCGGACTGTGCCCCCCAGCCGTTGATTACTTCGTCCAAGAATACGCCCTGGAAAAGACCATCATACTGGGAGCGCAGGTTGGCGCACAGCTGCATAATGTATTCGCGCGTGAACTTGTCCGGGTCAGGCACGCCATTCCGGGCGGCATCGTCTTTGCTGAGCGATGCGACGCCGTAGCGGGTGGGAATGTACCAAAGAATCCTCTTTACCCCGGCCGCACTGGCGCGCTGCGCCTGCGCGAGAAAATCATTATCCTTGGCAGACCAATCACCCGTGGAGCGATTCATGATCACGTAGCCGAGCGCATTCCCATAAGCCAACGTCTTAGCCCACTTTGAAACCTTTCCGGCCTGACCTTCATTGTAGAAATCGGGCCAGAAATACGTGACGGGGGAATAGTAGTGTCCACCGACCGTGAAAGGCGAGATTGAAGAGAACAGCGGGGCGACCAGCTTGTCAACGCCCGCCTTAGTGTACCCAGTAACGTTTGCCATTGCGCTTTCTCACTCTCCGTAAGTCCAGGTCAGACCATCGTCACTGACGGTGATCTTGCCAGCATTGTTCTGGCCGCCGCCGCCAGGATTGCCAGAATCGGGGGTACTGCCGCCGTTCCATGCCGACAGGGAGGTTACCTGTACGTCACCGGAGGCCGGCAGCTCTGCCCCACGCACTTCGCGCGCCCAAACGCCGGCAACATTGAGGACAATTGCCCATCTGCCGCCATGGCTGGCGTCTACCTCAACCTCAATCCTGCCTTTGTCATCGGCGTCGCCACGCACCGGAGCGGGAACTGTCGTAATATCATTGGACGTATACACGGTTTCGGGGCGGACACTCATTGTCGCGTTGACTGTCTTGCCGGCCGCATTCACAACCGTCGCTATGACTTTAGTCATATTATTATCACCTTTTCTGAAACAAATAGTGAACTATTTTATCGATTACAGGTCAACGCGAGTCGCACCAAGAGTAGCCACCGTAAACACAGTGCCAGGGAAAACACCACCATCGTAATGCCAGTACGGGTCAGCACCATAACTACCCGCCGTAGTATAAGCAACCCTGTGAGAGCCAGCCTCCACGGAAAGGCGCCACTGCATATGATGCGTCATAAACGTACGATTGTACTGAATTTCGGTCTGCCAAATACCCCGATTATCAAGCTTAAAACCAAAGAAATACGAGCCGACCGCCTTATCCTTCTCGGCCTCGGAATTGTAATCCTCGTGCGCAATACTCACGCACACGTCAAGCGAGAACTCCATGAGACTCTTGATAGGTAGGGTAACGATACCGTCGCCCCACGTGTAAGTGGTGTGATCCGAGGTCGAGCGTCCACGCCCGTTCGTATTATCGCGATGCCTGTAAAGCACGCCACTGAACGAGTTTGCGGGGTTAATGTTGAACGACCCGTCGCCAGCCTTGGAGCCGTCAGCAGTGTACAGAATATCATCAATAATGAAAACAGCGGGGCGCGCTTTTGAGACCGCCCCAGACGGTGCGGCCGCAAGCATGACTCGTGCCGCCGCTACGGACGCCGCCGGCATAACCCTACCGGCGGAATCATCATACGCATCCCAGGCCTCAATAAGGTTATCGTCTACTGTGGGGACGATACCGCCGGTCCACCTAGTATTAGGCATATTGTTTTCTCCTAAAAATATTGTTGCACAATCTTCAGTAGGTGAGCCAGCTAACCGTCATCTCGCCCCAATCCATAATTGTACCCTCATCAATATTCTGATACGTATAAAGCGCGATCCGATCCCCGACGTTTAGGCGCCTAACACCTGTCACCTGCAACGCGGTCCACAAACCATGGTTCAACGCAGCATACATGTAAACACCGTATTCGACATCGTTGCTGCGAGCGACCCTTGTGCCGCCAACGTATCCTGCCCATGACGACCTGTACCATGTTGTGCCGTCTAGACGGTAAAGCCCGCTCTGCGGAATAATAATTTCGATACCGTCTACCTGCATTCCGCCACGAACGATCTTTTCCTGCGAACCGACCGGGACCTGAGTCCATTTGTCTTTCATGGTCCACAAGTGCGCATTGTTTGTTGCCATGTGGGCGAAAGGCGGCTCCGTGAAAGTACGCCAAGACGATGCGTGGGGCGAGGCAGATCCGGGCGGGTCGTAGGACACGCCGTTCGTGTCCATGATGAGCTCGCCGCCCTGGCGATCAGTGATCTGTATTTTCGCTACGCCCTCGTCGTCGCGGAAAATGTGCAGACCGGAAGAACGGCTCATTTTCCATGACACGTACATGGAATAAATGATCCCGAGCTGCATTCCCGGCGTGAAAACGTCATTCGTGCGGGCACTAATGTAGAAAGGCGTGTTCGTGTCTTGGATCCACGTGCCGTCGGGGAGTGAGAAATCGAATCTTATTCGCTTCCCGGCCGTCGCCTCCTCGTCAACAACAACAACCCTATTCTTGCCAATGTTGATTGTGAGAATCGCACGCCCGTTCCACGACGGGGTGAAAAGAATATACCCCTCGACCTTGCCGACGCCCTCACCGGCAATACCATATGTTTTTGGTTTCGCAACAGCAATGTCGTAGATTGCCATCTGCGCGCCATTGCCTCGATTGGGGCGGTCCCTGTCTGTCAGAACGAATCGTGTGCCACCTTCAAGTTCATCTACGGTCGCGATTTTGGGAGACCAAATAGACTCCCAGAACCCATATTCGCTACCAAGGCCGAAACGAATATTATTCTCGCCCGACGTCGGCTCAGTGTCAACAAGTGAAAGTTCCCCACCGATAAGCCTGTTACCAATGAGATCACCGGTAACCTTTGCCGCATTGAATGTAGCATTTCCCGCGGTCAGCATTTCCGTTGTGACGGACGCGAACGCCGCGATTTTCGCCCAGAGCTCCCCGGACGCGTAAATGTTACGAGCAGACACAGAACCATCGGCCAGTGAGACGTTCCCTACGGACGAGGGGACAAGAATGCTGCCGGCAACCATTGTCCTGGTCACCCACTGTGTACCGTCCCAAATACGCACATCGGTAATGTGCCCAGCATTGTCGGTGACATACCAAATCAATCCGAGGACAGGGTTCTCGGGTGCGGTCTGGGCCACGACGGGCGGCCGATTCGCTTCCGCAATCTGAACAGCTTTTTCCGCGTCTTTCGCGGCTTTGTTCGCGGCACCTTCGGCTTTATTGGCGCGGTCTCGAATGGCGTCGGCTTCCTTGAAAGCGCGTTCGGCATCCTTCGCAGCCTGGCTGAGAATTTTGCCAGTATGTCCGAGGTTCTCGACTTTTGCGCCGGAAGGCGGCTCGGCGATAGGGTCGCTGATCTTGACGACGCGGCCGGATGAGTCAATGATGACGAGTACGCGGGCGCCGATCCATGTGGCAATACCATCGGATTCGCCGACAGCATGGGAGGTTGGATTGCTGTAGGGGATTCCTACTTCCACCCAGCCGGACGGGAGTGTGCTGTCGGTGGCGGACGTGCCGGTGATTTTCCCGTACGTCCATGATACTGAGGATTGCTGAACAATAACGTTGTTATTGTTGCGGGCGCCGCCGTTTCGTGGCGCAGTGTCAAGCAATAGTGACGGTCTGACCATGATGCCCCGTTTATTCTCCCAGTACCTCTATGTCCACTCTCATTGTAGCGGACGGATCAGACAATGGGAGACTGTAAGCCGTGACACGGCCCGCAATATGCTCACCCTGCTCAGTAATCGCACCAATAATATCCCCGACCTCAATACGGGCGTCCGGGATAATCGTCAAAGATCGGGAAGAGCGGGAGGAAATGTCCTGAATCATGTACGTGTCTGCGGCCTCGGATACCTCTCTCGCCGAGCTTGCGGCGCTGAACTCCTTGTGCGACGTAACCCAACCATAGCCGGCCGGATCATATGGAGGGTCAGTGATTTCACGTTCCGCAGTCCAGCGCTCCTCCTGCTCGCCCTGAGCTTTCTGTTGTTTACTGCCAGTGACGTACCAACGGTTCGGACGCCGGCCGCCCGACCTCGGAGCACGCGGAGCCTCCAAAAGGAAACCGGACTCGTACGTGTAAATCTCGTCAGGCGCTGTCTTGTCACGGAGCTTGAAAATGTGCAGCATACCATCGGCTCCGCTACGAATACCGCAGCCACGAGATTCGACGAGCTTGTAGATTGATTCGATTCGCGAATTTCCCCATTGCGTGGTGCGTGGGATAGGCGCGTCCCACACGTCGTCCTCCAGTTTTACTCGCACATATTCCGCGAGCTCGTTGGCCTCGGAGAGCAGGGTGGCGCCGGCGCCGGGGGAGGACGGCCACGGCCTCGGATTATCGGCAAGAATCTGCGTCAAATCTTTGCAGGAAACGTTCACCTTTTCTTTCGACACAGACCATTCCATGTTGACGAATTCGCCGAGCGGAATTTCCCAGTAGTCGCCGCGCCGATTCTCATAGAGTGCGGTCACCATGGATCTCTGTCCGAAATTGTTGAGAGCGTCCAATGGCCATTCCGGAGTCCACGACATTGGGCAAGAATAAGACAGCGCGCCCGGAACTTGGCGGTTCGACGAAGACCACTCGACCTTTACCTCGGAGGCGGGAATCCCAGTTTTGAGAACTTCGCCACCTCGAATAATATCGATTCTCGCGCCGATGCTGAGGCCGTCTGAAAGGGCGGCCAACGTGGGGCCGTTTCTCATGGCATACCCGCAATCATTTTGCAAATCTCAATGTATGTGCGCGACTTCCAGACCTTGTCGACTTCACGCCATTCGCCCCAAGTAACACATGGTGCTGCTCCCCAGCCCGCGTGAGGACCGACAAGCATTGGGGAATCCTCGGGGAGCTCATGCCATTTGACGTTCCACCGAATGATACCGTCTCCCGTGATTCTGGCGCTGTCGACTTTGTCTACGGTGATGAATCGTGATGGGAGAACGTCGGCGGGTGCGCCGGGCGTAAGAATAAGCGGCTCCCGCTTCTGTAGGATTTCCCAAACATTGTTAACGTGGGACGGGTCGTCTAGGACAAACTGTCCGCCCCCGGTGCGAGCCACTTCCAGCATCGGCCACCTGGCGATAAGTGAGTTATATCTCGAAACCGGGGAGGACCATTCTCTTTTATCCTGGGCCTCCTCCCAGATGAGCCCTGGCACGGTGCGGCCATTAAGGCCGCTCACCATGCCACGCCACCACTCCACCTCGGGGCGAGTCAACGTGACCGAGGAATCCCCCTGAGTGTATTTTATTGTGGTGCCCGGCACGGCGTATGCGTCTGAGAGGATCATTGTGACCGGCTCGGTCAGCTTGGGGCCCTCGAGCTCGCGAATCATTTTCGCACGCCCCGTGAGTGGTCTTTTGTCGCGAGCCATCCCAGGCACGGCGAAAAGACGATCCCCCGCATAGACGGGTTCCTTGCCTGTGGCCATTATTGACGGCAGCCCCGTGTGTGTAGCAATCCATCCCGTAATCGGCATTATTATATGCTTTCCGTCACAATGGTTTATCGGTTCATTCGGTCATAGTCTACTATGGCCGACGTTGCCTCTACCTGCATACGCCCCACAAGATCATTGTCCACGTCCCGAATTTCGAGCACGTCCGGGCCGAGCGCACGATTCTCCAGAAGGCTGATCAGCTTATCCATTTTCTCCCACTGGGCTGACGTGAAAACAGGCTCCGGACGGCCAGTCTTATTTTCGATTGTTGAGAGGCCGGGCTGCAGGAATCCGCCATTGTCGTAGCGGAGATTCCCCGCGGACGGCCCACCATAAATCGGAACCTCACGCACCGGGATACCGAAAGTCGGCGCTTCAACCATCATCCCATTACCGGAGGCGATAGCAACGTGGTGAGCCGGGTACCCCCAGAACAGAAGCGTACCGGGGACCATAGGATTACCGGGGGATGACATTGCTTGATATCCGGCCGCCGTGAGACGAGGCACGTGAATACCCATAGCGTTAAGCGCCCAATAGACAAGACCAGAGCAGTCGAGTCCGCCCCCTGGGGAGACACCGCCCCAAACATACGGTGTACCGATAGCACGACGCGCCGTATTCACGAGGTCGCCGGCAGCGGCACCAATAGCGCCGATTCCGCCACCGAATCCGCTGACCACAGGCATGTGATCTTTAATCCAATCACCGAGCGCATCAATGGTTTTGTCCACGCCCGCTTTTCCGGCGTCGAAGAATGGTTTTGCCCCGTCGCCGCCCCATGAATCGAGAAGCTTGTGAACTGGGATTTTGACGACAGTCTCGACGGCTCCGATCGGGTCGGAGAATATTGAGGATACTGCGTCGGCCGCCCCGGTGATCCAATTAAGGGCAGCGGACGCGCCCCTTTCTACCGTTGATTTGACAGGGTCCCAAATACCGCCGGGGGCGAATGCGGCATAGCCGGCGTCGCCGCCGGGGATCCTGTCTCCGTGTGCGGCGGCGCGGTTCATGGCATTCACCATTGCAGGCCCGCCAACGGCTTTAACCCATTCTGGCCTCATGATTGCTTCTCCGCCAGAAAGCGCGAGCCGGCCACCGCCATCGGGTGATACGAAATGGTAAATGTCGCGGCCCGGAGAGTATCCGGGCAGAACACCACCTGACGCATACCCGCCAATCGTGGGCGCCTCGGGAAGACGAAGATCAAGAGAGAGTTTCTCCATCATCCCGTTAACAAGTTTCCGCAGCCCATTGTTGTAGACGGTGCCAATAACGAAATTAACAGGCTTGGCGGCGGCTTCCTTGATTTTGTCCCACGCCGTCCTAACACCGTCTTTCATGGTGTTAGCGGCGGCCACGACCCTGTCCCAGGCGCTTGTAATTGCGGGAACGAGCGTGTTAGCAATCCAATCTTTAACGATTTGGATTTCGCCTTTCAGAATGTTCCACGCGGAGACGACCATGTTTTTCAGCCAGCTGGTCCACGAAACAACCGTATTCCAGGCGGCACTGATCGTAGTGGCTGCACCTTGAATTATGGCGACGCCCATAGTGACCGCAGCGATGATGGACGCAAATACAAACGCAATGATTCCGCCCAAAATTTTCGCACCCGTAGAGATTATCTCCCAGGCCACACTAATAACGGGTGCAGCGTAGGTTTGAATCCAATTCACCACGGGCTGCATGACGGCCCAAATACCATTCCATGTCGCCGATAGGGAGCCCCACATAATAGACGCCGTGTCTTTAATAGCGTTGAATGCTCCGACCACCCACGGCCATGCAATATTGTAGATCCAATCAACGACGGGCTGAATGGTGGCCCAAATACCGTTCCACGCCGCTGATATGGTGCCCCAAAGGGACGATGCCGTGTCTTTGATTGTGTTGAACGTGTCGACCACCCAGGGCCACGCCGTGTAGTAAATCCATTCGACCACGGGCTGCATAGCCGCCTGAATAGAGGTCCACGCGGCCTGAACCGTGCCCCAAAGACTAGACGCCGCATCCTTGATTGTGTTGAACGTGTCGACAACCCAAGGCCACGCCGTGTAGTAAATCCATTCGACTACGGGCTGCATAGCCGCCTGAATCGCGGCCCACGCAATCTGAATATCAGACCACATGTTAGTGGCCGCATCCTTAATCGCATTGAACGCGCCTACCACCCACGGCCAGACCGTATTATAGATCCAATCCGCGATGGGCTGAATTGCGGCCTGAATCGCGATCCAAGCGACTTGAATATCGGCCCACATCGTGGAGGCGGTGTCTTTAATCGCATTGAACGCACCGACCACCATGGGCCAAATATCATTATAGATTTGTGTGGCGACGGGCATGATTGCCGCCCAAATAGCGTCCCACGCCCACTGAATCGTGGACCAGAGCGCGCTCACGCCCCAGCTAATGGCATCCCATGCCGTGGTGAGGTACAGAGCGGCAACGTTGACGATCCAATCGACGACGGGCCGGATTATGTCGCTGATCCCCTGCCATGCTGCGACCATGCCGTTCCAGACGATCATTGCGCCCGCGGAAATGCCATCCCAGGCGGCCTGCAACGCGGGCCAGGCAGTATTTACAATCCAGTCGACGACCGCCTGAATGACGGGCTGTATTCCCTGCCACACGCTGACGATCCCGTTCCACACCCATTGTGCGCCTGCGACGATTCCGTCCCATGCCGCCTGAAGTGCGGGCCATGCGGTGCCGACTATCCAATCAATGACCGCCTGAATGACAGGTTGCATTCCCTGCCAGACGGATACCATGACGCCCCACATCCACTGGGCGCCTGCCACGATCCCGTCCCAGGCGACTTGCATGAGAGGCCAGACGTTAGCGGCGAACCAATCGGCCACGGCCCCGGCGGCCGATTTGATTGCTTCCCAACAGGAAATGACGACATTCCTGAATGTTTCAGAGTTCTGCCATGCCACCACAATGGCTGCGACCAATGCTGCGATAGCGATCACTACAAGGCCGATTGGGTTGGCGTCCATCGCGGCGTTGAATGCCCACTGCGCCGCAGTCGAGGCGATTGTCGCGGTTTTGTGGAGAACCATCATTGCCGTGGCCCTACCCCACGCAACCGCCTGCATCGTGATCTGCGTCGTTGCACGCGCAACATTCGACAGGAATTCGCCGGCGTACATAAAGTTGAGCTGCGCAGTCTCGACCACGTCTTTGACCTTCGCCACGGTCATTGCGTTAATGGCCGTGGTAACACGCCCTGCAACACCGGCTACGCCTTCCATGTCATTCAACCATTGCTGCATTGAAGACATAACCATGACAGCTTTCCACGCCGTAAACGCAGCCGCAATACTATAAACCGCCACCTTGCTATTGAGAATAGCGACAGTCAAACTTTCCATGAATTGAACAAGGCTACTATTCGCAATGGTACTGAGAGCAGTAGCAATACCGGGGACGAGCGTCCCGACAATGAATTTACCGAGCTCGACGAAACTGTTGCGCACGTTAGTGATGTATGAGATGATTCCGGAATCTTTGTCGAATCCGAAAATCGTCCCCGTGAAATCACCGGACAAAAGCAAATCTTTAAGATTCTTCAACGAGGGGACAAGCGTTTTATTGATCCATTCCCCGGCGGCGGCGGCAGCGTCACGCATGCGGAAAAGGAAATCAACGAAACTTGAATCTTCCTCGAACGAGAAAATCGGGCCCGTGAAATCACCCTTGGAAATAATGTTGAAAGCATTCGTGATACTAGGAATGAATGAATTGCTGACCCAGTTGAATACTTTTTCGAACCCCTTGCTCATGGCGTCAAGGGATGCGGTGATCCATGGGAGTGCTTTTTCGGCGATTTCCTGCGCCCCGGTCACAAGGGTCGCTTTGAAATTCCCCCATGCGCCTTCGAGGGTTTTGGTGGATGTAGCGGCCTCAATGGCCACGTCCTCCATACCGAGGTCGAGGATTGCTTGGTTGAATTCCTCGGCGGTGATCTCGCCTTTCTCCATGGCTTCCCGGAAATTGCCAGTGTAGGCGCCATTCTTTTTCATGGCTTCCTGCAATTTACCGGACGCGCCAGGAATTGCATCGGAAAGCTGGTTCCAGTTCTCGGTGGTGAGCTTTCCGGCGCCCGCGGTCTGCGTCATAACGAGACCGACAGTTTTGAACGTCTGCGCATTTCCGCCCGCAACAGCATTCAGGTTACCTGCAGCCTCGGCGAGCTTATCGTAGCCCTTTACGCCGTTGGATGCGAGCTGTGCGGTGATTGACTGAATGTCGTCGAGCTCGTAAATTGTGCGGTCCGCGTAGGAGCGTGTGCTTTTTGTGAGCGCGTTGATTTCGTCCGCACTTTTACCGGCGAATGCGAGCGTTTGCTTGAATTTGATTGTGGCGTCGGCAGCGTTAAATGCTTCCTTTGCGACGCCGCCAAACGCGACTGCAATGCCGCCGATTGCGAGTCCTCCGAGCGCGGCGCCGGCAACTTTCGCCACCGATTTGAACGCACCACCCAGGCCGGATGTGATCTTTCTTTCGGCCGGCCCAGTGTCGACATTGCCAATTTCGCTATTGATGCTTCGGGCGAGGCCTCGCACAGACGGCGTGATCTGAATCCATGCGGTCCCGAGATCATATCCGGCCATCGATACCTCTCCGAAATCATGTGTAGCGAAAATGATTCACACCAAACAAACCTTTTTTCGTGTTTGTCTTGGCGTGAACTATTTTACACTATCCGATAGAAACGCGGGTCAGCTGCCGTATCTGGCGAGCCATTTCTCACCCTTGGCCTTCTGTGCTTTAGCATGCTTGCTCGAGACCTTGAGGTTACCGGTTTCCCGGTATCCTTCAGCAGGCGGCTTCGGCGCTTCAGGCCACTTGTCTTTCTTGACACCATTGACGGCAAGCAATGTGGTCTGAATGTTGTGTGCTGACATTATTGTGGCGGCTACTTCGTCGGACCAGTATCTGTCTCCGCCTCGTGCCCTGTCGAATGTTGACCCGGGCGGGAGGCCGCCAATGAGTGCCATTACCCGCCTCGGCGTTATCCTGCCACGATATAGATCGAGAAGATCGGTGCTGTAATATCGTTGCAGGTCGGCTTCTATCTCCCACCCATACTCGCGGAGTAGCGGTGGGAGAATAGTCAGTTTCCCGCACCCACCTCGGACACGATCGACTGCATGAAATCGGTCACCGCGTCAATCGGAACACGCCCGTTCTCGTCCTCCAGAGCAGAGTAGACCTCATCCTTGTGGTCGCCTACGATGAGGCGGAAAAGCGGGAATGGGTTGCCGGCGTCGAGGGCCTCGAACGCGCGGAAGTCCTCCAGCGCCTCCGGAGGAATGTCAAACTCAATCCCCTTATAGTCCACGTGGATAGGGTCGCGTGTGGCCTCGGCCTTGGCCAACCTATCAGACGGCGCCTTAGCTCCGGCGGCCCTAGCCTTGCTCTTCGTGGTCTTGTCAGACATAATGGGTTGTCCTCAAAATTGTTTTATAAAGGGTGGGTTGTGTTTGTTTTGGATCTTCCCCGCTATTCCGCGACAACCCATCCGAAACACGGAATAGCAGGGAAGCATTAACGTCAGGCGGGGAACAGGGCCTTGTGGTCCGAGTAGATAATGTAGTCGCCCAGCACGGAGAGGTTGTACTCGTATCCGGTGATCTCGGCCTGCTGGAAAGTGATCTCGCCGCGTTCACCGAGCTCCAGACGCGGGAAAACAATACGAATCTGCGCACCCACGCCAGACACGTCGAAGAAATCGGCTACACCGCAGAGAAGCTTGACCTTGCGGGAGGACTTCGCGGTGATCTTCACGCCCTTGGTGGCGCCACCGTCCTCAATCTTCTCACTAGTAGCATCCAAGTACCATGAGAGCGGGGCGAGCTTGGTCTCCAGGAGGGTGGCACTGAACGTGGTCTCGGAGGAGTCAAGGAACGTCTTGACGACGCCGTGGCCCTGGTGCCCCTTGATCTTGGTGACGGAGTCGTCGGAGGTGAGCTTGAACCCATCCTCACTAATCCACCCAACATTGGTGAGGCCGGTCACGCCGGAGAGGTCCTGAGTAAGTGACGTAATCTTTTTGTCGAAATCGACCTCATAGTCGCCCAACCAGAGCGCGTCATTGTCGGACGAGAAAATGAGTGCATTGTCAGCGTTAACAGCCATTATTTTGTTTCACCTATGTGCTGTGATTGTTAATGTTGCAGTCGCCCTCGCCTGAGACGTGTCCGGATCGGGCATTTCTATCGGATAGGATGATTGTACCATCACTATACCATCATGATAGTTCGGCATTGTGTGCGCCACATTCACGGCCTCGCACGCGATTTTCATCGCCTCACCAGCCGACTGCGCATAAGCATCAATCGTCTCCAACGCGGTGCAGAGTGCCTTCTGTGTGACACCAGTACCGCCGGTGGAGAGGACTCGAATAAACGCGGAAGGGCGATCGGGGCTTTCGGGCCTGCGAGCCACAATCGGCACGCTCATGTGCGTGGACAGGAAGTCCATGAGCCGTTTCTTTATGTCCGGCACCGTGGGGGCGCGATCATATGTTGGCATCATTTCCCGCCTCCGCCCATTGTGAGGCCGATCGCACGCTCCAGTGTGTGCTCTCTCATTTGTTTACGCATTGCGGCAATGGTGCGCGCCCTAACATATCCGCGAGTACGATTTCCATGCGTCGTCTCACCCTCGAACCCGCGCCCGGCAGCGTTGGCTACGCGCCCTGTCTCGAGCGCGACCGTCCGGGCTACGTCAGGGCCGCGCAGAAGATCGGCGACACCGTCCCTGTTGAGCTGGAATTTTACTTTCGGCATTATTCGCTCGCTTTGTCTTCGTTGGCGCGAATTTGCACAACAATCCCCTTAGGGTAGGGGGAAGGGCGGCCTTCAACACGGTATTCTATGCCGTCTACAATAAGACGATCTTCTGCGGTCACATCGATTGTGACATTCCGCCAGTAAAGGGCGGCGGGCACGGTGACTGGCATTGCCCCAGCACTGATCGGCTCAGTGGACGTGGCCGGCGCAAACACCGCGGGCGGCAGAGAAACATTCTCCCATTGCCCCGGTACAGGGTTGCCGTATTGGTCTTTTGATGCGGGCCCTCGTCTACGCCGTATGACAGGCACGTACCCTGAAAGCATTATGGTTCCTGCCCGCTAATCGCATTAATGTCGTCGATTAGCTGATCGGTGACGGATCGCGCATCATAGTCCTGCAGGAGGTCTACCTCGAATGCGCCGCCAGAGCCTCCGAGGGCGTCTTTTTCCTCGCGTTTCAGGTAGAGGCCACCCTCAGGATTCTGATACGTGAACTGGTCGGAGAACGGGCCGGTTGTGTGTGATTCTGACGCGATAATCCCGTGCGGCTCGGAGTAGATTCCGCCGCCACTGTCTGTGACGCCGCCGATAGCGTCTCCGCCTTGCATTGCGCGACGCACTACAGCGCACGCTACACGCTTTCGCGTGCGGGGTGTAGCGGACTCCCAGCGAGGACATTTCGACACAATGAGATCGGTCGCGTCGGCAAGGAGTACATCTGCGCGAATACGCTCATTGTCCGAGAGCGCCCGCCAGCGGGCCTCCAAGTCTTCGACCGTAGCAAAGGGAATAATGTCGTCAGGAATCACTTGACGGACTTTCTAGGGCGGCCTCGTCCTCGACGAGGGGTAGGCGCCGGCGAGGCAGTACGAGAGGAAGGCGAAGAAGAAGAGAGCTCGTCTGCCCCGCCGGCGTCATCATCCTCAGGGGTGATCTCGATGTATTTGTCTCCGAGCATCACATTGTGGTCATCTGCGAGATGAATCACAATGTCGTGGTCTCGATGCTTGTAGGATCGCATTTTCGAAATCGCCCCTAGGAAAAATTTTATTTGGATGGGTTGTGTTTTGTTTCTTTACGGCGATTTTATCAGGCGGCCTTGGTCTTAATCGTCGCAAACTTGTCCGGGAAAACATACCAAGCGTACAGAATCTCGAGACGAAGAGCAATCTGGTTCCTACGCTTCAGGTCACCCTGGCCATCCGGGTCACCGAAACGGATAATCTCAAGCGGCAGAGAACGCTGAATCCCCCACCGAATGCCGTCGACGAAGTCGCCGACAATGCCCTCGACATTGGTAGCGGCGGTCGCCTCGGGCTTGCCGGCGACAGTGTTTCCAGCGGCAGCGGGAAGTCCCATGAAGTTGTCAATGTCGACGCCGAGGCCGATCTGCGGGTAACGCGGCGTGCCCGAAGGTGAGCCGTCGGCATTCTTGGTCTGGAGGCTTCCGAGCGCCCAAACCGCGGACGGGGCAAGGGCAAGGCCGGTCGGCGTAATCGGCTGGGCATTGTCGTTAATGAGCAGCCCGGCGGCCTGACGGATCGCCTGGTCCATCTCCGTAGTGCCGATCTCGACACTCTTGGTGGTGGAGGTCAGGTAGTTGGTCCACGCGTCAATGACGGCACCGGTCAGCGGGTTAACACGGTGGTAAAGACCGAGGTCGAGGGCGCGGGAAAGCGCTTCACTGCCCTTCTGCGCGAGCTGATTGAGGACGTCCAGCTGATAGTCCTCGTCAGCCCACTGGACCTCTTCGTTGAAACGCATAGTAACCTGAGCCTTGTGCGGCTTAGCGGTCACATAGCCGAACTCACCGGAAGTGGGAGCCTTCTCGGCGCCTTCGTCAACGAACTCGGCGCGCGGGAAATTATCGAAAGTGATAATGTCCACGTCGCCGAAAGTCATGGGGATTCCGCCGTTGAGCTTGGCGACGGTAGAGAGTGTCTGGGTGCGAGTAATGATCCCGTCGGCGATCTGCCGAGGCATGAGGACCTTCGCCTTGCCTGAATCAAACACGGCCATTATGGTTGTTTCCGTTTCTTTCTAGTGTTTACTTTTTAGAATTGCGGTGGGTGTTTAGTTGCCGGCGAAAACGTTCCGAGCGAATTCCGCAAGATTGCCGCCGTTGTTGTCGGGCGTGGCTCCAGCCTGAGGTACCACGGGGGCGACGGACGGCTTGGCGTCGTGCAGCGCCTTGGCGATTGCGGCAGCATGAGCGTTGATTTCATCCTCCGTGTTTCCACGAATGAGATCAGCGCTAATGCCATGTTCTGCAGCCGCGTTGGCGGACCACTCGCGAACTTTGGCGGCGGTTTCAAAGTCTGCAACCTTGGCCTTCAGGGCCTCGATTGTGGCATCCTTGTCGCCGATTGCCTTGGCGAGCTCGTCTCGCTCGTTGACGGCACGCCGGTTCTCTTTGGCGCGACTCTCCCACTTCCGAGATTCACTCTTCCAGTCGATTTCAGGTTTACTAGCAGCGTTGTCCCCGTTCGTGGGGGCGTTGTCGTTGTTAGTGGCGCTGTTGTCGGCTGGCGTGTCGCTTGCGACGTTATCGCTCATTGGGCGTTTCCTATATTTTGACCGTGCGGTTATTGTGATGTTTCAGACAACTATTTTCAGGCTTTGCAGCCTTCCTTCAGTGGTCCTTGTTTATGCATTGTAGCACAATCATTCGATTGGCCGTGTCCGCCATTCTGCAAGCTCCTCCTGGTGCGTGTCTATCCACGATGAAACGAGCTCACGATGACGTTTGCGACCTTTATCAGTTTTGTGCCTCGCTGCGAGCGCGTATGCTTTTGCTGGCACTTCCCGGGATGTAGGGTCCCATGCGGGCACGGCGACGCATTTGCAATTGTCGTGCGCCCCGAACGATGCTGTCCCCTGTGATCGGTAGTAGCATTCGTTCATTGTGAGCATGACACAAAAATTGCAGGCTTGCAGGTTACGTGTTCGTCTTTCCCACCCCATTGCTTCAGGGTCAGCCCATGTCATGTCGGTGATTTGTGAGCGGGCGCCGTCGCTGACGTATCGGATGAGCGCCCCCGTCAAGTACGATAGGGCAATATCCGGGTTCCCGGCGTATAGTGCGCCGACACTGAATCTTACGCTATCGTCTATTTCGCCATGTGGGGTGAGTGACGCTTGTACCGTGGGGGCGTCACCGGGGATATCCTGGTCGAGACGCATGTCTCGGTACCATTCGTCGGCGATCGCTGCGGCCGCACTACCGTATTGGTCTACGAGGGCGGGCATGATTTCGAGCAGAAGGTCGCGGGCTTGCTCGGGGCGCTGCCTGGCGGCGTGAGACCAGAGTGTGTGTAAATCGTTTTGGGCGAGTGTGGTGAGGGAGTCTATTGCTCGCCCGTACGACCCGATTTCTGCGGTTGACAGCATGATAGTTATTAGTTTATTGATGTTTTGGTGCCGCCGGGCAGTTTGATATTGCGCTTAACCCTGTTTCTTGTATTCGTCGGATTATTAACGTTCAAGTTGCCGCCACCATTGTTATTGCCCGCATTGTTGGTGGCGTTATCGGCGCCACTTTCATCATTATTGTTCACGTCACTGTTTTCAGTGTTATCATCATTCTCGCCCACGGGATTCTCGTTATTCGTGGCGGCGAGAGCACGATCCAACAATGACACCGCATTCTTTTTACGGATTTCGGCGTTAATGTCTGCGAGATCGTCCTCGGTGAGACCGGCCCGACGCATAAGAGTCTGCGACTCCTGCAATGACGGGAAAGCACTAACCATTTTGACCGCGAAATCGGCGGCGGACGAGGGCGAGGAATAGCGGGCTGGGGTCCATTTCACGGACGTTTTCCACGATTCGGCGGGCGGCTCGTCGAGTTTATCTCTGACCATAATGATGTTCTGTAGCGTGCGCCGCAGTGGGGCTGAGAAAATGCGCCACTGATACTCGGCCTCGTCCGCGAGCGCCGCCTCGGATGCCTGCATCGCCTCGGCCGAAGCGGGATTCTCTGCGAATACTCCGATGGCGGATTGCGGGAGGTTTGTGGCTGCACACAAATTCTGGGCCAGCTGGCGGTACATTTCCAGGTGAGGGCTCATGGTCATTTGTGAGAATTGTCCAACACTGGGGATGTCCCCGTTCTCGTTCGGTTCCAAAACCTGTACTCGTGCCATGATTGCGGACCACCTGTCTTGGCCGGCGAAGTCTGCTCTTTCTGCGCCGAGCACGTAGCGTTGCGGCGAGGAGAAGAATTCGGCTGATGTTTCCGCACGAACCATTGTCCTCACCGCCGCATCCGTGAGGTATCTTACTTCACGGGTGATTCGTGAATGCCCCAAAGGGCGGTTCAGCTGCGGGTCGTAGCAGAGCGCTTCAACGAAAATACGGTTGGGCATATCTCCTAGTTTTTCGGCTTTCCACCCACCACTGTTTTCGCGGGCATCAATTCGCCAAATAGCGGTGTGTGTATACATGATGGCGCCCGTCGGCTGACCGTACTTGTTGGCCTCATCGATTGTGAGGGCGGCTTCGATTATACGACGCCTAGTGTCCCAAAGGGCGGCGGACCATTCTGCGTCACGCGCCTGCACGACGACGGGCGGTTCACCGATGGTCTCGTCTCCTTGCGTCACGGTGAGCAGCGAAAAAGAATGCTTGTACGCTGAAGTGATCGCTTGCGCGAGATCAAGATCATAGTTGTTTGCGGAGAGTATTTCGCTTGCTTCGAAAGCGTCGGGTGCGCCGTTCAGGGAGTAGCCCTCGAATACGTGCCTCCTGGCGAGCATGGTGACGACTTTCTGAGGCCACCCTAACGCGGCTTTCGTGCGCGTCATTTGCGGCGGAATACTGATACCGAGGTCCTGGAAAGCGCGGTGGCCGTCATAGTAGACGGAGAGCAGCTTGTTTTTGTTTGAGTGCTGCTGCCATTTCTGCCACAGTTGCAGGAATGTTGCCTGGTCGTCGTCGGGGAGCCCGGAAATGCGTGTGGGGGCGGGTGTAGCATTAACGAGTTGCCCGTCGTCAGGATAAATTTCAGTCATAGGAACAGTACTCCGCCGCCACGATTATTATTACTATTGGCGTTTTTGATTTTATCATAGGGCTTGTAACGGGGTCTTCTTTTTGTTGTGCGGGCGGCCCACATTGCGAGCGTGCATGCTTCTAGTCCGGCTACGGTTGCCCCGGGCGGGGCCTGTAGCGCCCATCCGCCGGAGGTTCCGATTGGGCGCGGCGTCGCTGAGGCGGCCTCGGTGCGCAGCTGCATGTCGTCTAGGTGGGTGATTGTGTTTTCGCGTAGTGAGGCGTCTAGCATGCTGTAGGCGTCTATGATTTGCGTGATTGTGGGGGTGATGATGACTTGTGGGCGTACTCCGATGGTGCGTAGTCTTTCGATTGTGTCGCCGGCACCGTATTTTCCGTCTACGATGATTTGCGCCCATCTGTCTTTTGTGTCCGCAATGTAATCGATGATCCATTGCGTACCTTCGTTCATGCGACGGACGCCTTGGTGGGTGCAGAGTTCGACGTGTGTGGGCGTGTTAGCTTTGTGTCCTGCCCTGGCTATGGCGCAGGTTGATCCGTCGGGTGCGAACCTGATGGCGGCGCACCACCGCATGCCACTGGGTGTGTTTTCTGGCCGTATTGTGGTAGCGTTCCAGGCGACGGGGTCTATTGCGAGCCTGTCGTTGGCGCGATCCCATATTCCGAGGCCTTCGCGTCGGAATGATTCTTCTCCGAGCTGTCTGCGCATTCTTAGAATGGCGGATTCGGGCGTGCGGTGCGGGTATGATGGGTTGGCTTTTTCCCATTGCTTCCTGTCATCGCTGTTAGCGTTGTAGTCGGCAGCGAGTTCGAGGTAGAGGCCGTCTCTTATTTCGCCTTGTAGTGCAAGGTTTCGGAATTCACTGAATGCCTCGGATGGGTCTTTTGGTTTTGGCGGTGTCCCGATTTTGATGATGAGCGGGTCGGGGGCGGTGTTTGTGGCGGGGATCATGTCGTCTAGTGCGGCGGCCCCCAGGATTTGTGCTTCGTCGAAAAGAATCATATCTACGCCGTGGAATCCTCGCCCGAATCCTCCTTCGCGGGCGCCGAACAGGATTCGCGATCCGTTGTTGAACATGATGGCTTGTTGTCCGTTTGCTTGTCGTATTTTATTCACGTACGGGGCTATGTCGGGTATTTGTGCCATGCCTTTCATGTCGTTGAATGTTTCGTCGGCGGTGCGTGTCCGGTGTGCGGTCCAGAGGACGAAGTAGTTGGGGTAGAGGGTGGCGAGTGCGAATGTTAGGCCGCCGATTGTGTATGTTTTGCCGACCTGTCTGGGGATGGATGCTTGTATTCCGTCGATGCTGGCGGCGTAGTGGCCGTCTTTTCGTTTTGCGAGGATTGCTTTGAGCCAGTCTTGCTGCCATACGTCGAGGGGGTATTGCATTTCTGCGAGGCGGTGTTGGACTGGCGGCCAGGCGGTGTGTGTGATGTTTTCTGGGAGGATTAGGTGGGCGGCGATTTCGCTGAGGTGTTTTTCGTTCATCTTTAGATGCCGTCCCAGGTTTGTGTTTCGTTTGGAATGTCGGTGGTGTGTGTTTGCGTGTTTTCGTTTTGTGTGGTGGCGAGTTGGTCTGTGATTTGTATGAGTTGTGCGGTGAGTTTTGTGAGTGCTGTGTCGCCGGTTCTTGGGTCGTCTATGACGGTGGCGATTTTGTGTGCGAGTGCTTGGCGTATGAGTGTTGGGTTGTTTGTGTTTGTGGCGTCGGTGATTGGTGTGGGGCTGTTGGGTTCGTATACGGTGATTGTGGTGTTTGTGTGGGTTGTCATGTTTTCTATTATATGCTGTGGTGTGGATCATGTCTGGTGGAGTTTTCCACAGGGTTATCCACAAGGTGGAAAGTTTTCCACAGGGTTTTCCACAGGTTTGGGAGTTTTCCACATGACGACGGTCACGTTGTGATTTGGGTTACTGGAGTTATCCACAGGGTTTTCCACAAGCAGGGAGGGATGGGT